CCCCGGAGTACAAAGAAGTATTCAAAACAAGACTACGAGAAGATAGTCAAGCCGCGGGTAAATGGGAAACCGAACAGGGCGGTGAATATTATGCAGCTGGTGTTGGATCTGCAATCACGGGCCGTGGTGCGGATTTATTAATNATTGATGACCCACACTCGGAGCAAGATGCATTAAATGTTCAAGCATTGGAACGTGCTTATGAATGGTATACATCAGGTCCTCGTCAGCGTTTACAACCAGGTGGAGCAATCGTAGTTGTAATGACAAGATGGAATATGAAAGACTTAACCGGTATGTTACTTAAGTCTCAAAAAGAATTAAAATCAGACAAGTGGGACATCATTGAGTTCCCTGCAATCCTTCCAAGTAATAAACCAGTGTGGCCAGAGTATTGGAAACTTCCTGAACTAGAATCTGTTAAAGCCAGTTTGAGTGTTGGTAAGTGGAACGCGCAGTGGATGCAAAACCCAACGTCTGAAGAAGGATCTTTAATTAAAAGAGAATGGTGGAAGGTTTGGGATAAACCTTATATCCCACCGCTTGAGCATATCATTCAAAGTTATGATACAGCTTTTCTAAAAAAGGAATCAGCCGATTATTCAGCTATTACCACCTGGGGAGTCTTTTATCCAAATGAAGATAGCCCTGCTAATTTGATACTATTAGATGCATTTAAAGATCGATTGGAATTTCCGGAGCTAAAAAAAGAAGCTTATGAACAATATAAATATTGGAATCCAGAGACGGTGATCGTGGAGGCTAAAGCTTCTGGATTACCTTTAACTTATGAGTTGCGAAAAATGGGGATACCTGTTATAAATTTCACACCCTCAAAAGGTAATGATAAACATGCGAGGGTTAACGCTGTGGCACCTATGTTTGAATCAGGTCAAATATGGGCTCCTGATGAAAAGTTCGCCGAAGAAGTTATTGAAGAATGTGCTTCTTTTCCATATGGTGACAACGATGATTTAGTGGACAGTACCACACAAGCGATAATGCGTTTTAGACAAGGAGGGTTAGTGGCGCATCCAGAAGATTTAATAGAGGACTCACTTCCTCAAGTTGAAAGAACGTATTATTAATTATGATATTAGCAGCACCTTTAGTTATCCCATTTGCAGAAGCCGTAGGAATTTCAGTAGCCAGTATAGGTATGGCAAAAGCTGCAGATATGGTTAATGATTATATTCAAGAAAATCCAGAACAGTCTGTAAAAATTTTATCAGCTATTGTACCTAACGTTGGCATCGGTCAGATCTTTGCAAACAAAGAAGACAGTGGTGATGATGAAGAGGTGGAAGTAGAAGAAGATACTCGTTCTAAAAAAGAAATAGTTCTTGGAGAACTAGGTAAAGAAAAAGGAAATTATTCAGACGAAGATGCTGAAGGAAAGTATTCAAGTAAACGAGGAAGAATTATTAGAGCTCTTGAAGATGCTGGAAAAGTAAATCCAGACAGAGAGTATAATCCTGAAAAAAAATATCAAGGGTACAAAAGATTTTTGAAAAAAGCGGACGGCGGTTCGATAGGCATCGAAGTTCTATTCGGTCCTAAACGACAAGAATTATTTATGGGCGGACCGGCGTTGACTGGCCCCGCATTAAACATTTTTAATTCTATGAAAGCGTATCAGTCTTTTACAGATCAAGAGATAGCAGACGCTATTAAAGAAGCAGGTTATGAATTACCCACTGCAAGTCTACCTACTGCTGCTGTTCCAAGTGTGCAGGCCCCTCAAGTTTCAGATAATCGTGAAGGGGGAGGAGGTGGAGATGGCGGTGTATTTAATAATCGTTCTAGTAATTTTATGCCAACAGGTGAAGGTTATACATCACCAATGTTTCAAAATATAAAAAATAAATTTTCTTCAGGTATTGAAGGATTAATGGATAATCCAATAACTAATATAATTGGTGCTGCATTAAATCCTGGTTTTGCCGCTCTTAAAGGTCTTGCTGGTCTACTTCCACCAAACAAAAGAGCTGCTGTAGAATCAGCCGCTAGAGATTCAGGGATTCAAGTTGATGATATTGGAAGAATAGTAACTAATAATTATAATACTCCTGAAGGCATAATGGCTGGATATAATTTAAATAAATTAACTGATAAATCTTTTGACAAAAGAACAAATACTATTTCAGAAACACTACAAGGAAAATATGGTCTTACTAAAGATGAAGTAGCAGAAGTGATTGCAGGTACTTATGCAGGTAAAAAAGGACTTAACAAAATAACAGGAAAAACTACTAATTTATTCGACAGTATTAGAAATGTTAAAAAATCTCAAAAAATAATTGGTGATGTTCAAAAACAAGGATTAGCATCAATAGAAAAAGAAAGACTAGCATCTTTAGAAAAAGCTAAACAAGAGAGAATTGCAAAAGATAAAATTGCAAAAGCTGAAAAAGCTGAAAGAGATAGAATAGCACAAGATAAAAAACAAAAAGCAATTGAAACGAAAGCTAAAAACGAAAGAGATATGCAACAAAAAATTGCAGCAGCTCAAAGACAAAAAGATTTACAGAGAGGAAGAGGCGGAGTAGGAAGAGACAATGGTAGAGATGATAATAGAGGTGGAGCAAGTGGACCTTCTACTTCTGGAGGAACCGGAGGAAGAAGAGGTGGAGAAGGAAAATATAGATAATGGAATTAAAATACAACGAAATAATTGGTGCAATTGTAAAACCAGATGATACACCTGCCACACAAGCAGAAATATTAGAATGGGCTGCAGCTAATCCAATGCCAATAGAAGAACCAAAACAACAGAACACTCAACTTCTAGAAGAAGTAATTGATACATTAAACCAAAGAGGATAAGTTAGAAAAATGGCTGAAATAGACAAATCATTACCAAACACAAAAACAACTGTTGAGGTTCCAGGTGAAGTAGAGATAGAAGAATCTATTAAAGAAAATATTGAAGAGATTCAAACTGAAGATGGTCCTGTTGAAATAGAAATGACAGAAGAAGGTGGAGCAGAAATTTCTTTTGATCCAAAAGCTGCAAGCCCTGAAGGTGGTGAAGACCATTTTGAAAACCTAGCAGAATTTTTAGGAGAAGAAATTTTAGATCCATTGGGTTCAAAATTATTTGATCAGTATAATGAATACAAAGAATCTCGTGGTGATTGGGAAGATACTTATAAAAATGGTTTAGATCTTTTAGGATTTAAATATGAAAGACGAACACAACCTTTTAAAGGAGCTAGTGGTGTAAACCATCCTGTTCTTGCAGAAGCTGTTACACAATTTCAAGCACAAGCTTACAAAGAGTTATTACCAAGCGATGGTCCAGTTAGAACTCAAGTTATGGGTGATGCAACAGTTGAAAAAGAAGAACAATCAAAACGTGTAAAAGATTTTATGAATTATCAAATCATGGATCAGATGAAAGAGTATGAACCAGAGTTTGATCAAATGTTATTTTATCTACCATTATCAGGATCAACTTTTAAAAAAGTTTATTATGATGATATGTTAGGTAGAGCAGTATCAAAATTTGTTCCTGCTGAAGATTTAATTGTACCTTACTCTGCAAATTCTTTAGATGATGCAGAAGCAGTAATTCATGTTATTAAAATGTCAGAGAATGAATTAAGAAAACAACAGGTCGCAGGATTTTATAGAGATATAGAATTAGGTTCTCCTCCAGTTACACAAAATCAACTACAGGATAAAAAATTAGAACTTGAAGGAATTCAAAAAGATGGTCAAGAAGATCAATATACACTTTATGAAATTCATACTAATTTAGATTTAGAAGGTTATGAAGATACGGGATCAGATGATGAGCCTACTGGAATTAAACTTCCATATGTTGTTACTTTATCAGAAGCTGGTCACAAAGTTTTATCAATTAGAAGAAACTATGCAGCTGAAGATACATTAAAGAAAAAAGTAAATTACTTTGTACAATTTAAATTCTTACCAGGAACTGGTTTTTATGGTTTTGGTTTAATTCACATGATTGGTGGTTTAACTAGAACTGCAACAGCA